TACGGACCTTGAGTTTCGCAATACCTGAGGCGTCGCCGATCGCTACACCGGCATTACGGTAGCCAAGGTAGGCTTGCTGCCAGTCGTTCAAATCATGTAGGTCCTTGTTTTTGGGCTCCGCCGCCCAATAGAGCACTTTCGTACCGGGACCTACTAGAACTTCTTTCGTAATATCGGCATTCTCGGGGGTCTGAACCTTTAAGACTTCGCAGGGAATCACTGACTTGCCGAGGAAGGGTAGATAGCTATCACGGTTAAATCCGATGAAGAGGGCGGCAATACCAACGGCGGCGAAGATAGCATTGGCGAGGATTACGTTGCGACCGGTTACGTAGGTTACAAAGTCCTTACCCGAAAAGCTCTTGATACCCCAATTGAGTCCACCAACGACAAGGAGAACCATAGCAATTGCGTATAGTTTCGCCTTCCAATATTGGTTCATTCTCTGTTATTAAGGGGCTAAAATCAATTCATAAACTTGCGTATCTGCGGGAATATCCTTTGCGGAACAACGGAACTGGGTAAAGAGTGGCTTCTCCACTTGTACTTTTGGTACTGCGTTATGAACATCTGCTGCCAAAGCTCTGTATAGGTCAAAATCAGGATAGCGTTCATCGTCGCTGGGTGTACGAAGTACATTCTTACCATTATCATCGGTTAGCCACTCCCATAGGATATTGTAAATAGGGCTGACCGTTTCGGGATAGAGTTTTGAGCCTTCGCGTGACATAATCTTAACGGGCGTCGCATTGGCGGGTCGGTCCGGAAAGAGGGATTCTAGTAGTGAAACTGCTAGACGACATAAATCAAATGATGTATTCGGCTCTACTCGTTTACCGTCTGCTTCGTCGTAGAATGGATCGCAGTTGTACTGGGTGGCGGCGTCGTTACCAGGGAAGAAGGCATCAGAGATGAAAAATCCGACCTTAGGAACCGTGAACGAGGCACGACCAAAATCAATAATCTTCATCAGACGTCCGTAGGTGGGCACTTTCATATACCAAGTCTCTTTTCCTTTGACAACTCGGTAGTAAATATCGGTCACGCCCGTGCCGTTCCACATAATATTATTGGTATGTAAATCGTTATGGACAAATCCGAAATAGTGCTGGGCAACGACCAGTCCCGCAATCACCTGGAAGAGCCAGGCAGCCCAGCGTGTATCCTTTGTTTCTAGCATACTTGCGTCATCGGGGTCTTCATCTTCTAGCAAATTATCCATTGTACCATTCGCCTTTTCAAGCAAGGATACTTGTACAGGAAAATTGGAAAATTCTACGAGTTCTTCTGTTTCATTGCTATCATAGGAAGCGGAACCGGATTCGGAACTGGATTCAGAGCCTGAAATCCGCGCCAACCGTAATTTAGGGCTTGTTAGTTTTACAGGCGCCTCCTCGCTGGCGATAGGTTCCTCTTCACTCACTGTAATATCGTTTGTAATATTCATTACACCGGTATCAGCATCAACGGATACAAAATCATCCAATGTGAGTGCTTCACCAGGCTGTGTAAACAGGGTTTCTAACGATTTCTTTGTATCCAATGATTCTTCGCTGTCTTGATATTTGAAGATACCGAGTGTCTGATTTATCTTCCACCAAGGTTTACGACGTAAAGAATCGTACTCTTCGGAAATATTATAGACGTAGGTATCTACACGTGCGGAAAATGTGCCGTAGCAGAGACACCAATGGGGCGAAATACGACTTTCGGCAAACTTAGAGGCATAGAGCGCAAAGAGACAATCAACATACGCCTCGTTGAGTGGATTATTGATTTTCATAAGCATATTTTTCCATAGATTACTTGGTGCGGGGAGGGCACCGTCATTTGGTAGGACGTATTCACCTTCCATTGCGGCAAGCGGATCCACAAGATGAATACGTTTAATGAATATATCACGCTTTGTTCCATCCGTAAGGACTAAGGCACCATCAAAACTAGAATCGGTTTGGCGTTCAACGGTTGCCACCTGTTCTCCTGATATACCGAGCCAGCATGACTTAAACCCTGTAAGTGACTCTTCTAGCGATGGTTCTAGTTTCTCAAGTGCTGAGAAGTACGCTTGAGGTTTCTTAAATTCGGTTAATGCGTCGCAGATTGTTACAGGTAATTCAGAGGGAAAACCGGATAGCATCAAGGACGATGGTAGTTCAGTGACTGCGGGTTTCGCAACACGTACACCTCCTCGACTTGTATTGGTTGTTGCCGCACCACCACGTCCACGGGGAGCACCACGACCACGGGGAGCGCCACGACCACGGGGAGCACCACCACGATTCCGATTACCAGGCATTTCTAAACACCGTGCCGGGTCTAATTTAAGAGACTTTCCGCATATAAAATGAGGATATGCGGTAAAAGAAAAATGGAAGAAGTATGTATCAATACAGATGAGTGCTCCGGCAAGACCTGGTATGGGATTAACGGCAATGTTGCCGACGATGGGGGGAGACGGCGGCAGTGGGACCCCTCGTCCTACAATGAACCTTCGCCTCTCCAAATTCAATATGAATATGATTCCCGATGACGGAGTCGTCTTGTTTATTGGACGCCGAGGAACCGGTAAATCGTGGTTAATTAAGGACTTGATGTGGTATAAGCAGAAGTTCCCAATCGGTACAGTGTTCTCTGGTACTGAGGGTGCGAACGCGTTCTACGGTTCCATGGTTCCTAGTCTGTTCATTCACGACGAGGTCGTGCCGCAGACAGTCTCTAATGTTCTTAAGCGCCAGGAGCAGATTACGAAGCAGATTCGTAAGGAGACGGAAGTACGCGGTTCGTCACAGCTAGATCGCAAGGCGTTTATTATTATGGACGATTGCTTGTACGATAATAAGTGGGTGAACGATAAATGGATTCGTTCGCTATTTATGAACGGTCGTCATTATGGTCTACTCTATATTTTAGCCATTCAGTACGTTATGGGTATTCCGCCGGTTCTACGAGGACAAGTGGATTACGTATTTATTTTACGAGAAAATCAGGTGAGCGCCCGCCGTCGTATTTATGAGCAGTTCGCCGGTATCTTTCCTACGTTTGAACTGTTCTGTCAGATTATGGACCAGTGTACCGAGGACTATGAGTGTTTAGTGATTCATAACGGTGCGCATACCAATAAGATTGAGGATTGTGTATTCTGGTATAAGGCGCAACCGCATCCGGATTTTAAGATTGGGTCACGCGACCACTGGGTGCGGTCGGCGGAATACGAAAGACAGAAGGAGTTGGCGGAGCAGGCGGGCGATGCGGGCTTGCCTATGTTGACGACGGGAGGGGCGACAAAGGGACCGGTGCTTCAGGTGAATAAGTATTAGTCGCCATAGTTTCATTACGATTATCTCGTTCGTATTGTTGCCAGCGGCGAAAAAACTCTAGATCACGTCGGGTCCATCGGCGCCCTGTAGACCGAGGATTGAACGGATTTTTCCAGAGATAGCCGGTATGTTCGGCATCAGGGTGTAAGCGTGCCAATTCTCTTAGAGCATCATTAATCTCACGCCTGAGCATTTTACAAACCCAACTTAAAAAATGTTTAGACTCGCTCTAGCGAATATAGTCAACGCCACCATTCATATTAGTACTGAAAGCAGTTGTAGCACCAGTGCGACCGGTGCTACCGAAACCGCCCTCGCCGCGCATAGTTGCTCCACCAGGAATCTCGTCAACCACTTCAACACGTTCAAATGGCTGTAGCTCAGGTCCAGCGATTTGAAAGTAGCGGTCGCCGAACGCAATCGCAACATCACGACCCGTAGAGTAGACCATGGCGAGGAGAGGACCGCGGTAGCCGGCATCAATCAGCCCAACGGAGTTCGCCATACGTAGGGGCGTCTTGGAGATGGATGAGCGGGGCAGCATCCAGTAGGCGCGAAACCGACCGAGCATAGGGTCATAGACGGCAGCACGGCAGGTCTGACCAACCTTGACCGCTGTACCCTCGCTGCTGCTGCCTCCAGCCATCGTTGTATTCATACCAGGCACAGTAGCCGCAACGGAGAAGAGGTCAAAACCGGCATCCCGCTCCCCCTTGGGCTTTGCCATGTAAGCATCCGCCTGCTTCTTATACATTTCCGCCGTTGCCGGGTCATCGGGAACAAGGTAAAGCACTAGCATAGTGGTATACCTTGTTAGAAATTCAGCCGACCCCAATCATTTTTTTTACGATTATCTAAATTTGCTGACACAGTAACCGGTGTTACATTTATAGTTATCGGGGCAAATACCATCGGGGTGCTCTGTGCTACAGACCGATTGGAATCCTTCGTATTTACGGGTCAAAGCCCATACCGCCTTATGTGTAAAGTGATAGAGGAGGGAGAAGAGAAGACCGTGAACGAGCGCAATGACTAGTGGTCCAGAGGTCTTTGATGGTAGAGTAAGTACTACTCCTGGCGTAAGTACGACGAAGAGTAGAGCTGTAAAAGCAGTCATTAAATAACTGAACATCTTTCTAAAGAGAGTTTACTTTGTTTTCTTTACAAACGCAGAAGGCTTCACTGCGGGCTTAGCAGGCATCATTGCTGGCTTCATTGCCGGCTTAGCAGGCATCGCCGCAAAGCCCTCATACTTACGCGTCCAAGCCCAGACCGCCTTGTGTGTAAAGTGGTAGACGAGGGCAAAGATAAGACCGTGGACAACCGCAACAACTAGCTTAGAGCCCTTGGGTGGAATAGTGAGGAGTACACCGGGTGTGAGGACAACGAAGAGTAAAGCTGTAAAGGCGGTCATTAAATAACTGAACATGGTATTTCTAAAATACTAGAAGATTTTAATCATCGCATGACACGTGAACTCCAATAGATGTTAAGAAGGCAGTTTGTGTGCCAAATATATAATGTAGTATTTCACCTAATATAAACCAAAAGACTAAGACCGGTAAAAACGGCAACTTGAACAAATATGCCGTCACATATGCTAACACAATCGTTGCGAGTGTATCATACAACGCATATCCGAGGAAACGTGTTGAATGAAAGCCCTGTCCAGGGATGCCTAGAAGGTATTTATATGGACACCCCATTTACATCGTAAGGGTATTTTCTGCGGGCGCACCAGAAGCAACTGCCGCAGCACTGGCATCTACCGATTTCATGACGGAAGCAGTGACCGCAGCAGCGGCAGCCTCCGCCTGTTCGCGCTTACGCTTCATGAATGGATCTTCGTCGCCAAACATATCCTTGGCGGGCTTGGACTCCTCCGTGGGGCTGGCACCAATGACCGGCTTCTTCGTCTTCGCCTCGCCCATACGGAGAATCTTGTGCTCTTGGTATAGCTCGTCACGCTTCTGCTCATTCTCCTTGTACTTCTTCATGAGAGTATTGAGCTGATCGTCGGCGTATTCCTGGTCGGCGATATCGTGTGGCTCAGGGTCCCAGGGGAGCCAGAAACCGACCTGACCGACATAGACGTTGAAGGAAGGGTCAATCTTCTGGAGCGTCTTACAACGGTGAACCGCTTCGTTGTAGGTATCATAAACACCACGAACCTTCACACCCTGAACCGTTGTGCGGAAGTCGTTCTTCGCAAAGAATTCGTCGTCTAGACGCTTCTTGTTCTTGAAGAGAAACGTTTCATACTCTTCCTTGACGGTGCCTTCACGGAAATCGGCAACCTTGGACTTGACATAAGTACTCATATCTTCAGCAATATCACGGGTGAGGTCACGACGGACGTCCTTAATAGTATGGAGTGCGCCGCTGAGATCGGCAATTACCTGAAGTGCGCCGCTGAGATCCGTTGCCTTATCCTTCTTGAGGAATGCGTTCTCAACAACATCCTGAACCTTGGAGGCAGCCTCCTGAATTTTTTGGACCTCCGACATTACGAATCCCTCCGTTGACTTAATCTTGTACTGCATTTCATAGTCCTTGAGGAACTCGGTAAAAAAGAAGAGGTCCTTATTCTTGAGTACCTTCTGCGGACTGATGAAGCTGAGGGCGACATAGTGCTGTCCCGGAATCTCCTTATCTGCCTCTAAATAGACTTCCTTCTTATCGGTTTCCGTGTTATCCGACATAGTTTCTAGAGCATTGAATGAATTATATCTTTAAACTTTAACGCATCCCACCGGCACTTTTTTTCCTTGCCCGGAGTATAAGAACAATGGACGGTTTCAATGGCACTGAACTCCTCACTCGTGCGGTCAAGTATTTCCTTGAGGGTCTCGCCGTCGCCGTTGCGATGGTCATCATCCCTCGCAAGGTCCCCCAGCTCGAAGAGATTGCCGTAATCGCCACAACGGCTGCGGTTGTCTTCGCCATCCTCGACCTCCTCTCACCCTCTGTCGGACTCACATCCCGCCAGGGTGCTGGTCTCGCCCTCGGCTCGCAGTTAGCCGGTGGCTTCCGCATGGCTTAAATGCCTTCAATAACAAATCAATCTAATTTTTCAATTGTTCGTTTAAAAAACGACGTGTTGAACTCCCGCCTTAGTCTAGCATATCTATCTCCTCGTCACTCTCTATGATGTCATCGGCGTCATCGGCATCATCGGCATCATCAACTAACTCCGGCTTTCCCCGTACCACCGTCATCTTTGCCTCTATTTTCTTCCATTCACGTGTAATTCCGCCTTTTGTCTTCGTATCTAGCGCCACTCGTGCCGCGTCGTCTTTATATGTCATTTCCACGATTGTTTCAAGCATATCATCACGAGTAGCCCCGATATCCACAAGTCGTCCGACAATCTCCGACGCCGTTTTTCCTTTTACAAAGAGCATTGACCGCAAAGAATCCAGTGTATCAAGTATACCCTCTCCTGAGCCGCCGAGAACTCTACGGGAACGCATATCCCGCAGCCAACGGCGATGCTTGAGCCGCTTGGATTGCTTGCCGAGCCACGATGGAAAGATTTGGAACGGTGCGATGCCTTCGGTTGCCGTCGCCGCCGAGACAACGGCGGAAACAGCGTGTGGCATTAATGCCCAGGTTTGCGATCCGTGAATACGACGGTCTAGAATATCGTAATCGCCTAGAAAGCCACCCGCAGTAGCACAACGCCCTATCAAGACGGTGTCGTTAGGACGAGTGACAGAACCGCGAGGTTTCCCTGCGGCAGCAACGTATCCCTCGGCGACCATAAGGGGAATCATACCGTAATCCAGAAAGACAAGTTCCTCTTTTACAGACCGTGGGTCAGCACCACCGATGAGCCGACCGGTAGCGGAGAACGCGTCCACCCGCTGTAATGCGTCTTTAGCACCGCCCGAAAGCGACGCCGATGAGAACTGGAGAGCATTAATAACCGAGCGGATATCATTTCCGTTCCGCTCACACAAGTCCTCTAGCTGCGCCACTGTATATCCCAACTTCTCAGCACGAACGACGCGCTCAAACAGAGCCTTTGCGATTACCGTCTTTGTAGGACGCTGAAAGCGGATATCTAGACAACAGGACGCCAACGGTCGCAACCGAGGCGTTCCACGCTCATTTGCGATACAAATGATGGGAAACGAGCATCCGCTAATCACCTTCGCCAGTTCGCCGATACCGCCACGGTCACCAGTGCTCATTCCGTCCACTTCGTCCATCACGACAACACGACGCCGACCAACACACCCGCTCCGTTTCGCCTCATCAAAGTATCGGCGCACAGCGGACGCCGAGCGTTCATCTGACGCATTGAATTCTATCAACTCGTAGCCGCAACCGCGAACAATCAACCCAACGGCAGTCGTCTTGCCGATACCAGGCGGACCGGTCACCAACG